CGAAGAAGGTCGGTAAAAAGAAAGGTGCGAAAGCATTTAGAGTTAAAAAAACAACGATTGAAGAAGACCTCGCTGATTTTGATGATTTTCTGGATAATTTATAAATAAACCTATATAGATGGTAAAGATGCCTAAAACATTTAAACTTGATAATCAGATGGTGATACTGATGAAGAGGGTGGGGATTATGGGTGGGGTGCCTGACTGGGAAGAGTTAGTGGAATTATTACCTTCACAATATGGACCCACGAGTTGGAATAAATATTATGCTGACGAACACTACCATACATTAGATAATCCCCGAGGTCGTTTCTATGAAGCGATGGAAAAGTTAAAAGAGATGGCGGAATGGGTTGAAACGAATGAACCAGATTTAGAAACAGATATTTTTTTTGAGTTTAAAGATGAAACAGAATCTGCGAGGAATGCCGACGACTTACCTCCTGCTGATAAAGAGGCAGAACCTGTGGTAGTATTGACAGATGAAGCATTCGCAGTTCTTAAAGCAGAGGGTCTATTAGAGAAACGAGTTCTCTATGATGAGTATGATGATACGAATGCGATAGGAGATGATGACGAACGAAAACGCAGTGATGGAGAGAGATTTGTGAATGAAAATATTTTTGGTAAAATTACGGAATTCGGGGCAGAGAATGTTTGGATATCTTATAAAGGTCAGGAAGTTGAACTTTCCGATATACATACATTAACTGAACCGATAAAGAAGAAAGAGAGTAGTGTTGGGAAAACTATACAAGTCTTACGACCTTGGAACGTCTTTGGGGCAGAGGAACAGCGAAGAGGGTCGCCAGATGGATTCGGGCGATTTAGGGAAGACTTACCTATCACCCATTACTGGCGAAGAGGAGAGAAGAAGGCACTGGATGAATTAAAAGCGAGTCGGACAGGGAAAGTAAAAGAATATTACGAGAGAAAAGAAGAAGCAGAAGAACTCGCACAAGATGAGGATTTTCTGAAAGATGTCGCAGATGAGAAAGGTAAATCTATTGAGTTCGTGAGAGAATGGGTATTAGAAGGGGGAGACACCGATGATATAGAGACAGAAGAAGAAGGACCCACAATGGATGAATCGGAGGAAGAAGAATTAGCGATGTTTATGGCGAATCTACCACCCATAACGAAACCTAAATCTATGAATGAGACATTATCTCTCACAGAGGGGACACATACTAATTCATCAATACAAGAGGAGATGGATGCTTTCTTTGATGAGATAGATGGGATGTAATTTTATAAAATTGAAACTTATATTGTGTTTAATATTTAAAACTAAAATATCAATAATAAGTATAAAATAATGGAACAGATAATTCGTGAATACCGCCCAGATGTTAAGGATTCCACTATCGGTGCTTATGTGAGAAGTCTCACGAAACTAAATGGACTACTCGGTGAAAATCCAGAATACATCCCTGATAAAGTATTTCCAGTGATACAATCTCTTCACTATACCACACAGAGAAATATATTAAACTCGCTGATAGTGTATCTGAAAGCGACAGACAATCCACCGTCTAAAATTAAATCATTCATAGAAAAAAGAGATACACATAATACTCAATATAAAGAGGAGCAGATGTCAGGTAAAATATCAGAGAAACAGAAACCTAATTTTGTATCACTTGATTCTGTGAGAGATATGATTGAAAAGATAAAACCAGAGATAGATATCATCAAGCGGATGCCTCGTGCTGGAATCACATTAAATCGTGCGAATAAGAATCTTTTCTCGGCATACACTCTGTTTCAGTTTTATATCACTGCTCCACTCCGAAATGACTTCGCATTGATGGAGATGACTACGAGGAGAGCATATAATAAATTATCTCTGGATGAAAAGAAGCATAAAAATTATATGTTATTTGAAAAGAATAAAATTAATCTCTTATTGAATAATTATAAAACCGCAGGGACTTATGGTGAGAAAACTATACCGATGGATAAGAAGGTGGAGAGACTAATGAGAAACTTCGTGAATGTAATGGGATTTAAGGCAGGTGATGTAGTATTTCCATATACATCTAATACACTGACACAATTACTCATTAGAACATCTAAAAAATATATTAATAAAAAAATCGGAACAACTATGTTGAGACATATATATCTCTCTGATAAATATGGAGAATCTAAATTAGAGTCTCAGGCAGATGCCGATAAAATGGGACACTCTGTGAAAACACAGCAGGAAGTATATGTCAAGGACCCGAATGACTTTCAACCGATAGAAGACCATCTGGGAAATGACCCTCCTCTTGAAGATTTTATTCTTGCTTCACCATAGGTAGTTTAGTGACCAGTAAGCAGGACTCGTCTTATCCTTATAGGCGAAACTACCATCCTTTCTCTTGATTCCTTTCATCCGTGCTCTGAATGATTTTCTCTGTTCTGGGGTCGCTGTCCCTGACTTCCAGTCATCCATTCCCTTCGCTCCGAAATGAACTATTTTATATCCTTTTTTTGAATTACTCTTTACATACACTGAGTATTTTTTTCCCGCTTGTTTAGAACGAAATGGTTTATTTAGAACTGGTTTTCCATCAGCAGTGCGAGGCATTTAATACTTCTTCTTTTTTTTATTTTTCATCACAGAATCTTTCATTAATCTACCGTTAGGCATATAGTGATATCCTTTTGGTGCTGGTTTTCGTGGTTTAGGTTTTTTAGGAGGCATTTATATATCACATATATATTTATTTTATCAAGCATTGAATACAGAGAAATTACCTGAACTTAACCGAGCGACCCTCATATATTCCATATAGGACCTCATATCTTGACTTCCTGCTGGAACTCCGACGACGGTAAGATGTATTTCAATGCCTCTTATACCCACCCTCCCCGTGGTGAGACGAGTTCCGAAGTGGAAGAAGTTTCCTTTTAGATTGTTGCCCTGTTGATTCCGTTCATATCCGAATGAGGTGATTGCGACTGACTGTGCTCCTGAATATTGAGGTCGCGTGACGAAGGGGATAGTTTCAGACTGAGTGAAGTGAGTGAATAGACGAGCAGTATTAGAAATACTGGTAGGGAACTCAAACTTATCATTGTATCGGACATTATAAGATAAAGCACCACCATTACTCGTTCCTACACTCGCAGAAGATTTAGCAGTGTATCTACCGAGGATTGATGCTTGAACTGTCCCCGCACCCATATCGGGAGCAGAGGGACTTATCTGAGTTAATACCCGAGACACTAACCGATTTGCCATACCGACATTCCTGACGACTCCACCTGCGAGGGTAGTCTCAGCGGTAGGGATAGTGGTTTTAGATAGTCTATAATCTGGGAAGGAGAACTCTAATGTCTGATTCGCCTGAGCGTATCGTTCCATAGCATCTCCATCGGTATAGAAAATATAATCAGCACAGAACTTTAACTCATTCCTATCAATGGTGAAGTTTCCACCGAGTCCGGCATCACCTGCCTGACCTAATACTCGCGATTTAAGGTCAGACCAGTGAAGTTCAACATATAGAGGTTCATCAATCATATAGAGAGGTAGGGAATGTGTTTTTAAAAATGGGAAAAGGTCAGATAAATCCAGAGAATAAACTGGTGATTGTTCTGGACTCGCAGAATCCATATTGGCGAAAGGCATTGAAGAGAGGTCTGCTCCTTCAACATTCGCTGCCGACAGACCATACTCGCGTCCGTTATCAAGACCAGTAGTGGGAGCGGATTGCCGATTAGGGACACCTAATGCTGACCGAAGGATAAACTTATTATTCATACAACGACCTGTGGTATAATATTCACGCTCAACATTGTTCTCATTATCTACACCGATAGATTTAAGCATATGAAAATAGGAGAAATCCGATATTTCATTGAGAACTTGATTACCTACTTTCAGGATTGCTCGGTCAATCACAGATGCGATGCCGATATTCAGAGGTAGATAAGCATTGGTTCCAGCGGGAGGGACGAGACCGATAAATAATTTACTATGAGAGTGAAGGAATCCTTTCCTCTGTAAGTCAAATCGGGCGAATCCTGGTTGAGTCGCAGTTGCCTCTTGAAAGGTAGATGTTTCAATGAGGTCTGTCTCAATATTCTGTAAGTAATTTACGGGGATAGTTTCAAGACGGACGAGGTCGGGGACAACTGACATATTTTATAATGTATCTTATATAAAAATATATATCACATAAATGATTAAAAAAATGTGTATTAGAAAATCATTTTAAATAATGAAATCCATCAGAGGTGGTGCCGACTTGAATGTCATCAAGTTCAGATATATCACCGACAACAGAATCATTGTCATCATCTGAATCAGTATCAAGACCGTGGTTGAATACTAATTCCATAACATTCTCGGCGATACATAATACATCGTGTTCAGATAATTTAGAATTATATTTCTTAACTATTATCATAATCTCATCCATCTTTATTATCATTGAGAAAATTATTATGTGATATAAACTCTGTATGTTTATAACTCGCACAGTGTCTTGCTCTGTGAGACATATTGTATCGCGACCCACATTCACATTGATAGTATTTATCATCATAGACTTTCTTTTTTTCAAGTAAATCATCTTTATATTTTATATAGTAATCTGCTGACCGTTGATTACATTTTAGTTTCTTATCTTCATCAGAGACATAACTTGATATTTTATTTAAACAGGGATTTTTAGAGATATAAAGTTGTTCTCTCTGGTGAAGTTCTTTCATTGTATTACAGGGATAGTTTTCCACTAAATCAATCCTATAATCTCCATTATTGATGATAGTAGATGAACCGAGATTATGACCTCCTCTCGCCGAAGATTTATGTCCGTTTAGTCTCTGTTGTAGAGTCTGAATAGTTGAACCATAATATACATCATCAGAGTTTAGGTCTGATAGTTTATATATTTTAGCATTGGGGAGATATTTCATATATCATATATTAAGATTTAATTCCTAATGCCTTGACGCGTTTCTCTATCGTTGATTGAACTTCACTTACTATATCTGTATTGAGTGTAGTAGGTCTGTCAATTCGTAGAACGATTGATGACCTATTACTGATAGTCGCCCACGAACCATCTGGGTCTGTGATACCGATTGTGATAGAAGATAGTGTTGTAGGTTTAGTGATGACATATTGTATAGATTGTTCTGAACCGAAGAAGAAATCTCCCTTGGGATTCATTTTATCAACGATACCTATGACTGGTAAATTAGTATCACCATCGCTTCCAGCAGTGAATGAGTCGGGGACGATTGAGGCACGAATACAATAATATCCTTTAAACATAGAGAGAGGATAATCATCTGCGACGAGACTGAATGAGTCTGTTTTCTGGACGATTCTTGGGAAGAAGGGAACAATCGTTGTGACCTCGGGATTAGCACTATCAACTCTTATATTGAGAAGAGATGTTCTCATCACCTGACCATTTACTTTACTCACATAGAATTGATTCTGTGCGAAGTCTTTCGTATCAAGGACTGGAACATTACAATTGGTAGTCAATATATTAGTCGTATCTTTTTTCCCTTCCATTCGTCTCTGTCTATCAGATGAAACATCACCATTATTAACTTGATTATAATTAAATCCGAGACGACCCCACATAGAGTCATCCCATATATCCTGAGGAAATCCCCAGTTAGAGATGAATATTCCTGTGGGAGCATCATAGATAGAATAGGGTTCAACATTCATATTGAGAGGGAAATATTTATTATCAAGTCCAGTGCCTGTGTCTTCTTTATATCTGAATGGAATACCTGCTTCATAGGGCATCTGAGCGGAGGTATAATTATCATAATCTTGGATTGGATTCATCTTATAGACGATATCACCTTTCGCTGTATCTTGTTCTGTGACTGCTTTCGCATTCTGTAATGCTCCTTTATTGAGGGGAGTATGTAAGAAAGACCAGGTGAAGTGCTGTCCGTCAAAGTTGAGTGTTGGTCTGTCTGCTCCTTGATATATTCTTGATAGTATTACACTACTTGATGTGAAAGTAGTCGTTGTAGGTCGGGCACCAGCACTCGCATTCGTGAATGAGTTATAAGGTTGAACGGAATCATCAAACTCTGTGGGATAGTATGAGGGACCGAGACCATCGGATAGAATGATAGCACAAGTTCCCCAAGCATTATAATGTCTGTCAAATCCGATTTTAGTTCCTTGTATGAGAACAGTCGCATCATTGGAGAAATAACTGGGGATTCCTATACCAGTTCCACCATCTCCTATGACTCTATTAGGATATATCACACATACAGGTAAGGGAATGACATTCGCTTCTGTGACTACAAAACCCATACCTTGGTCGCCTCTTCCTGTGAGTATATCAGGGTCATCAGGTCTGACTAAATAATCGGTAGGGTCAGTAGGATGAACGTCATTTTTCAGGGTAATCTGTGCTATTTTACCGTTATAAATTGCGTTCGGACCAGTGATGTCTTTTAGTTCTACATAAGTTCCCTGAGGTAGATTATCAATAGAGTGTGTGAGTGCTTTTTTACCGATGAATCCATAAGTGAGTTCTGGATGTGTTTCCCAGTTGATATCATCTGCTGGACTATCATAATAAGTATCTTTCTGTAATTTATCATAATGAAAAAAGAAAGGTCTTGATTTCATATCAAGAGTAGGGGTCGTATAATTATAAGATACAGTCCCAGTCCCAGGGTCCGAAGTTCCTTTCCAGGAATAGAAAGAGTTTCCTAATTGAGTGAAGAATTGACTCGCTGTATCTCTCATCGTGTTTCTTTTATCGGAGTATTGTAGATAGCATCTTGAATCATTCGCTGATGCTCCTCTGCTTCCATTTATCTGTTTCACATTCATATAGAAATATCTCTGTTTATCAACATTGATGAAATATTGAGTAGGGTCAGAGGTAGATGTTCCTTTTTTCGTATATGTTCTTTCAGCATCACTTTCAAGATTGAATATATTTTTATTACTAAACATCTCTGGATATAATGGTTGTGCTTCTACGAACTCTTTCATTCTTAATAAGAAGTCTTTATGATAGGGCATATTGACTACGAGACCTGTTGTCTTGGTATTAGCGATACGGATTCCCTCGGCGGGAGTAAGATTAGGGTCAAGGGTATTACCGAAGAGATAAGGATTGAGTCGGCATCCTTTTTCATAGAGTTCTGGTCGCTTGATAGCGATATTATGATAATTTCTATATATCGCAGTTCTGGTGATGTTCTGTTTCAGAGTGTCGGGGGTTCCTCCTATCTGTAATAGACCATTGGTTCCCGCTGGGTCAGAACCACCAGGACCAGGCATAGGATTATCAGGTGAGGGAGATAGTAATACGGGACCTGCGAGTCCTGTATCTACTCCTCCTGCCGTCGCAGAGTTATCACAGATATATAACTCAAAGAATCCCACAGACCAGATGATGTCATTGGTCGCTGTGAATAATTTATATGTGTTAGACTCAACGGTTCTTGATGATGCTTGTGCTTTTAGTATATTAGCGTCTCCCACTGCCTTCTGATATGTGAATCGGGTGGGTTCTACTTTACTTTCTTGTAATTGTCTTGTGATTTCCTGACCTACATAAGAGGCACTTGACATACCCGATGGTATTTCTATATCAATTTTTTCGTGAAGTATAACAGGTGAGAACCATTCGGGGTCTTGTTCGTAGTATTGAGGGAGCAGAGACCTATCTACTTCGGCAGGTGCTGATTCAAAAACAATTCCATCGGTAGTTTCTCTCATTTCATAGAGACCATTCATTTTCATAATAGTATATCGTGAATTATTGTTCTTCTGTATCCACGAAGTGACAGGCATTCTCGGTTCAACCACAGGGTCATCGCCTTTATCAGTTGTGAGTCCAGTAAAATCTTCAAGGATGTATCCGAATGTATCTGTGAGAACTAAATTAATCGGATATGGTTCTAAATTGACTCTTCCATTAGCGATTGTATCTGGTAGATTATAAGAGGCACTGCCACCACTTGACAGTGAGAATCCTCTACGAGGTAATTGATTATAGTTCTTCAAGTCCATAGTTTTATAGTATTGAATACCGATAGATGCTTTATTATCAAACATCTCAATTTCTCTCTCTACATTATTGACAATAGTTCTTTTCACATACATATCACCTGTCGGACTTTTATCATTGAATGCTAATTCCTCAGTGGTTTCGGTGACAATAATTTTATTTTTCTTCTTGAATGATTCACCTTTAAACTCAACTGCTTTTAATTCACTTGACCCTCTATCAGATACGAAGGCACTATATACAGATACTTTATCACCTGCTTTCAGTTGAAGAGAATCATTATATTGGTTAGTCCATAGAGCAGGATTGTCATCATTCCTATCAGGTGCTGACATTCTATCACATTCTATGATACGAGACTGATTGTATTCCATTATATAGTAATGGATAAAAAAAATCTGATAACAGATTTATATACACATTACACACACACACATTTATATCATTTATTCCACATTAAAATATTTAGACAGACTCATACGATGAAGTAAGGTCTTTTTAGGACCTGATTTAGGTATGTCATTCTTGATACATAAATCTCTCAACTGGTCGCAGGACATAGTAGCACTGACATTTATCTTACCTTGATTCTCTAATTTTCTCTCTCTCGCTCGGTTGAGGATATCTCTCACTGGGTCTCCCTCTATAACTAAACCCGAGAGTTTTTTATCAACCTTTACCTCTACTGTCTCCTCCTCCTCTGAACTCTCTTCCTCCTCTGAACTCTCCTCCTCCTCTGAACTCTCTTCCTCGTCAGAGATGTTCTCCACCACTATTTCCGCTTTTTCCTGCTCCCTGATACGAGCACGTCTCTCTGATTCTGCTTTTAATTCATCGCCACCGATATTTCCCTCGGGAACATCATACTCGTTTCTGATACAACCCAGAGACTCTGGAAAGTAATCCCAGCAGTCATTCTTTTTATCGGCGAGACATATATGATTGAGTAGGTTAGTGATATGATATATGAGTTCGTCAGCGAATTGTTTCTCAACCTCATACCCGAGGTCTTCATAATCACAGCAGTCATCGTCTCTGTATCTAACCATAATGTCTCTGAAATGACAGAGGTCTTCATCAGCGTTGGGAAAACCGCCTGTATAGTCAAGGCGGAGTATGAGTCCGAACAATTCCCAGAATGATTTAATATTCCACTCAAAGTCAAACGGACATTCATCATCACCAACAAAATCATCAACATAATCATCATCAGCATCATCCCCGATAACTTCCTCCTCCTTATCGGAGTCTAAATTAAACTCTGCGAACATCTCATCAACCTCGGCATCAACATCCATATTATCAATACGAGTGATACGTGCCTCCATATCACGGACATATTTCATCATCTCTGAAATTGTCTCTGGTGAGACGGAGGAGTGGTGGTCGGCAAGTTGTTCGCAGATGCGTTCAGCGTTCATAGTGATATATGTCAGTGTTTTTTTATACTGAAACTAACACAACCAAAGTTTCAATTTTTACTTTTTTAAAAATCTAAAAAAAATATTCACATACAGAATATATATATATCACACAATTAATTCACAACTACATTATTATTTATCCCCACTCATACCACGACTTAATACCATCTCTGTCTTTCCATCCCCGAGAACCTATGACAAGTTTATAATTCTCTCGCCTTTCCTCGGTCTTATTAATCCACGCGATACAATTCTGGGGACAGCATTGATATTTCGGTGTGTCTCCATACATCTTCACAATCTCTGGAATATAATCCCAGAATTCTTTATTAATATATTCATTTATCCAATATTCTTGATGAATCCACGGATGAAATATCGGGTCAGAAACATCACAGTTATTCAACATACAGGATATATCGTGTTCTCGGAGATGGAAGTCTGTAATGTCTCCTGTCTTTTTATGCTGTATCCAGACGTGAAAGTCTCTGGCGAACCACCCACCTTCCATCGGGAATCTACCCTGCTCAATTACCTTCGGAGTGAGTTTAGAGAGAACTGTCATTATATATCACTGATATACTGTTTTTTTATACTGAAACTAACACAACCGAAGTTTCAATTTTTACTTTTTCAAAATCTAAAAAAAATATTCATATAGAATATATTTTATATCACACAATTAATTCACAACTATAATATTTACTCGGCATTAAAAACCTCAGCGTGGTCTCTTTCTAATGGGGTGAGACAGGTGAGAAGTTTCTCTACCCTATTCTGATGAACATTATCTTGAATTGTTGGGTATGGGTCTCCCCAGTAGCACTGAAACTCCGACCACATCGCTCCCCACCGTCTTATCTGTGCCTCATCGTCAGTGAAAAATCCCCGCCATAATTTCTCGCATCCGCTCTTCATATGTCCCATACAACCACAGAGAGAACAATTCCTACTCCTGTCATTATATGGAGACAGTCTATGGTTGAGAAATAAATAGTCTTGTAGATTATCAAATCGCCACTGTCTCTCATCTTGGAGACATTCATCATCCAAACCTGAATTAAGTATTCGTGTTGTGAATAAATCGTAATGGGATATCCCGTGGTGCCGACCGTTATAGAAATAAATGGTAATATCAGAGTCGTCCTGCTGATATCGCCAACCCTGAACATTAAAATCAGTAGGTCTATATATTTTCCAACGAGGGAAAAGTCTCTGTGGCGGTGATATGGTGATACGAAAGTCAAACATCTGTGTCCTGTCAAGAGGGCATTTCAGAGACCTCTCCGAGTCGCAACAACCCTTATAACAAGTGTCGCACAACTTATGCTCGTTCCAACATATAATCACCATTTCATTAAGAGAGAAATCGTCATAACATACAGGGCACTGAAATTGAGTCATTTTATATAGTTCTGTATTACTTTTCTCTTTTTTTATACTGAAAACAACAGAAATAAAGTTTCAATTTTTAGTTTTTACCCCTGAAATCTAAAATTGTGTTGAAAAGTATTCACATATAACATAAATTACTATAATTTATGTTATATGTGAATACTTTTCAACATATTTTTAGATTTCGCCGTATTTCTAAAAGTTGAAACCTATTGTATGTTAAAACAGCAACATATAAATATCATAATGGGAATTGTTGAAGCAGAAACCCTACCTATGGATATTGTCCGCTGTATTTTCTCCGAGATAGGGTATATCAAGGAAAAACAGAAAAACGAAATTAAATACCGCAATGTATTAAAAAGTATGGAAATTATATTGAAATGCCGAGAGCATAACTTCTCTGTTAAAACCTCTCTGTTTATGTCTCGGTGATATATAATTGTGTTTTAGAATTATTATTCTGTGTGTGTATATATTATTTTATTCTGTATAGAATATTTTTTATTTAGGGATAAAATTGTATCCTATGATATATAATGCCGTATGAAGAAGTCGTAGAAGGTAAGCAAGGAGGACTCTACTGGATATCAGATAAAGGGAATAAAATCTATAAAGCGAGACTCCGTAAGGATATAAAAAAAAATAATTTAAATCCACAATCTAAATTAAATATTACACAAGGAAAATATATTCTCACATTCAATTAAACTCTAACTCGGTGACAACGACTATATCATTCGGATGGAGGCGACCAAACCGAGTCTTCTCTTCAAAGTCCTCACTCGTGTAATATGGAAGATTTTCCACTTCGTTGCCCTGCTCTACCTCATATATAACTTGTATGTCATCACCCATATAAACAATTCTCAGACCCATCTCAACCATTCCCATATTATCATCAATTACCACAGGTATAACCATATAATATGAATCACCCGTCCACCCGTCCTCATCATATTCACCTACATTCGTCATCAAGTATTTTTTTTTCATTATACTATATTTAGCATTAGGGTTTCCATCACATAATGATAGGTCGGGGATTTCTTTTAGACAATCATTTATCAAACTCATCGTATCACCGCTCATATCATACTCAAATGGGCAGGGTTGGACAGTCATATCTACGAGACGTATATCAATACAACCTGTTTCACTGAACTGGTCCTCCTTAATTAATTCTTCTATCTCACATTTTAAGTAATCAGTGACCGCAGTTCGGAATGATTCAGTCGCCTCCCACATTCGCCGATACTTCTTATGAGAATCCAACTCAGATTTAAGTCGCTCAATCTCTGTGTGAAGACCTTCTATCTCATCCATAAATCGTTCATTCTGCTCCTCTGATAATTTCATCGCCTCGTCATCACGCTGACGAAGTATATCTGTCTCTGACAGACCACCAGCACGAACACAGAACTCATCAATTGAAGTCGTGATAGGCATTGTGATTCTTTTAGTCTTTTATATGCTGTTTTTATATACTGAAACCAACACAACCAAACTTTCAATTTTTAATTTTCAAACGGATATATCCGTGGATGGATTAAAAATTAATTCACAAATTGAATATTTATCCGAAATCCATCCAAAAAAGTAAAAATTGAAACCTGGTTTCTGTTTCAACCACAATTAAAAACAAGTGAATAACAGATTATAAAAAGACTCTACAACTCACACTAACTCTCTATCAATATGGGTCGCGGTCGTGCTTCTAAATCTATGAGGTCTCAATCTCGGGCGAATATTGATGGACGAACCTGTCGGGGAAACTCTTCAATGTCTATGTCTAACTCTCACGGTAAGAAATATGGTAAGAGACCGACCAAGGCACAACTAAAAAAACAGGGATATGTCGGTGGAAAGCAGAGTATCGTAGAACTTGATGGTAAGTCGTGGCAGGTCGTAGAACTATTTTCTCCTGGGATGAAGATGTATTACCCTACGAAGGCATTCCTAATTCAAGGGGCAGGATGTCCTATAAAAGACGGATGTAAGGACGCAAGGGATATGAATTCTATTAGGATACAGGAAATCAAGGCGACTGGTTCTCAGTTCAAGTTGATAGCAGAAAAATGGGCGGAAATGAGAGATATACCCTATGATACTATCGCCGATTGTTTTATATCAGATGCTGGTGGAGATTCTAATGATGCTCGCCGTCTGCGGAATGATAATATTCGGTCAGCGAATGTTCAGGGTATATTCGGCACACATATCGGCAGGACAGCGACTGAATTGAGGGAGGAATGGAATGTTGATTGGTAAAGAATGGACCTCGCGTGAATACCACCGAAAAATAATATAAGATAAATATATATGATACATAAATCACATAGTAAGACAGATTTAGTCAATCTAATAAATACCATCAACATCCCACTCATCCACTCACACTCACACAATAAAAAAGATATACAGAGATTACTCTCTGATTTTTTTTTATCTTCTGGGACTCATACATTCGCTGACAATGTATATGATATCACCGATAAACGAGAACTTGAACTATATCTCATTAGGGATAATCCTAAAAAAAATCTATCTGTAAAAGAAAAAAATACGATTATGAATATATCACGGAATATTATCCACTTCTGTAATCAGAACTATGAATTCAATATGTCTGTCTATGACAATGAAAAAGATTTAGAAGACGATATATTATATATCATACAATATGGAGACTTACCATCGGTTCGCAGAGCGTGTAAGTTTATCAACAAGCGTCCTACATCTAATACATATAATCCCCTCATATCACCACAGGTTCAGAAAGAATTAGACGAGAAACATATCCTCCGTAATTATCCAGAGAATAATAAACTCGTCGTTAGGTCAGGTCAGTTCTCTGTTTCATTCCTGTGATATATAATTGTGTTTTAAAATCTAAAAATAATATCTCACTCTATAATTATAATTATATGGTTGTAATAAAATATATCACTAAACTATGCTATGATAAAGATATAAAATCTCTGGAAGGACATCACCTTGATGATGAATACATACACGATATCATTGATGAAGACACAGATGTTTATGATGAAGACACGAATGAACTTATTATATCATTCAGGAAAGGTGTCTTGGAACATAGTCAAGTCGCATTTGATAATCTCTCTAAATTAGCGGGGACTGCGAGAGGTAGGTCATCATCAGCAGGTCAGATAGACACTGAATCAGTCTATTTCAAGAGGAGGAAGTGTATCAATACGAAGGGAATACAGACTGGATATATGAATCCAGACGGCACTGCCTCTAAAATGAGAATCAATAATCCTGTCATATCTACCCCTCTCGGTTATTTTGATGCGACGAAGAAATTAGGTCTTGATTTACCCTGTCGTCTTACATCTCATACTGCGAAGAATCTTAAACGATTTGAATCATCTTTCTGTTATTTTGATGAGATTAGTGAGTGGTATGAAAAACTCGCACCCGATCACTTTCAAGCACAACAGGAACGCATCAATATGTCGCCAGACTTCAAGATAGGTGAATCCGTTTTCTCCACTATCACTATCAATCGTAATTTTAGAACAGCACTTCATAAAGATAAAGGAGATTTTGGTGGATATGCGTGTCTCTCTGTCTGTGAATATGGTTCATATAGTGGTGGATTGTTTATGATTCCTCAATATGGTCTCGGCATCAATCTCAGACAGAGTGATATATTGGTCGCGAAGGTTCATTGTTATCACTGTAATAGTGAGTTCTTTACCACCCCCCAGCAGGATGAATATAATCGTGGTTTAAATAAAATTATGGTTTCTAATCCCGAGATAGGCATCATAGGTTCTCAATATGATTTTCATAGAGTATCTTTTGTATCATATCTCAGAGAAAAAATGATACATTGTAAAAGTAATCCATCCACGGATATATCCGTTTGAAAAAAGTAAATTTGAAAGTTTGGTTGTGTTAGAAACCATACTAAAAACAAGAGCATAAATGGAAGCATTAAAAGAAGAGATTAAGAAACTTAAAGAAGAGATTCACGGGCTCATTGGTCTCGGTCGGGGTTTTTGTCTGGACTGCGAGAAGGCAGAACGGGAAAATGAAAAATTAAAAGAAAGGCAGATGATTATGACTGCTTTGGCAGATAGTCATATTCAAGATATGAATGAGATTCACACGGAGTATGGTGAAAAAATTAAGAAACTAAAAGAAGAGAATGAATCACTCCGAAGAGTTATGTCAAGTTTAAAAGAAAGGCAGATTTACCTAAATTGCTTTCACGAGGAGGCGGGGGGGAAAATTAAGAAATTAAAAGAAGAGATTGAAAGTCTTGAAATGTGGGTTTCCGTATGGGAAAAATAATAATGTAGTTGTGAATTAATTGTGTGATATATATATATTCTGTATGTGAATATTTTTTTTATATTTTTGAAAAAAGTAAAAATTGAAACTTCGGTTGTGTTAAATACCATACTAAAAAACAAGTGAATCAGTGATAAATAAGATGGAAATGACTGCCCCTCTCCGTAAAGAACTCAACAAGCGTAAAGAACAGATTCCATCAGAACTGATGGATAATCTCTGGAAACTTCAATCCTTTATGGACGAACACGCAGAACTCTCTAAAATCGCTGACGATACTCACGAAGAGTTTAATGAGAAAATGACGAGACTTGACGGTGATGGTGATGGTATATTTCAGCAGGTGATGGAATTACTCGGGATTCTAAATGAATCTACTATCTTGATTCCTCGTAAGCAGACTGCGAAGGATAAAAAGGTGAGACTCTCTCGTTCAGAGATATTGATGAAGGCACACGACTCATCAAATGAATGGTATGGGTTCTGTCCGAAATGCTCTCGCCCGATGCTTAACAGTCGTATTAAACATCACCAGAAACATACTCTTATATGTCGGGAGATTAAACTCGGTCGTGAATCTACTCTACGAAACAGAGACAGACTATCAATTAATAATCATAAGTTTATCGCCGAAGAGATTGAAGACTGTGAGAATGACAGTGATGTAGAATAAATAATATTTAAAAGAATAAAATTAATGTATATATATATATAGAAAATGAAGACATACACATTGTCTCTTTTTTATGACGATACTTATCTCGGTAAGTTCAAGACACTTACAGATGACCCCTATAAGATATATAAGATGTATGGTGAAAATACGGTTAGAGAGGGATTTAAGAGAGGTCATACTATGTCCTATCAGAAAATGAGATGTCGGAAGTATATGGCGGACTACGAAAAGAATGTGAGACATTGTATGAAGATAAAAGCATCATCATTCATAATGCTTCTTCCCTGTTTTTTTATATCCGATAAGTTCGGTGATAAAAAATGCGAATGTATTTTCCTTAAAAATAAACGATATAAAAAAAAATAATCTATATAGTATTATAAATGTCTGACACAGAGATAGAACCAGTTGTTTCACCAGAACCAGAACAAGAAGAACCAGTTGAAGATACAAGATTACGAGGAACACAGGGCAGACCCTTTATGGATGATGAAAGTGTCCTACGATTCCCATCATTACAAGTATCTCGTGATTTCACATCTGTTGATGAAGAATGGGATTGGATTCTGGAAATGATTGATGAACTCAATGGTCACTCTCGTTTCCGACCGTCAGAAGATGAGATTCACGATAAGTTCTGTCTATCTTCATCCTCTCATTACTTATTTGATAAAGACCATATCACTGATTGGATGGGTGTGCGTAAAGCAGTCATACAAGAACGGGGTCTTTGGGAAGAAGGTTTGGATTTATGTCCTTAATCCTCTGATATCTATCAGGGAACTTTTTCATATATACATCCATCTTACCTGTCTTTTTATAATACCTCAGATGCGATATTAATTTCGCTCTTTCTTGATTTTTGAGATAATATCCCTTCTTTACCTCACTACCTCCGTTTTTATACCAGTTCGTCGCTCGGCGACAATTACCCTCCTTAAACTCAGGAGTGTCTTTTTGAGTCTGATATCTCTCATTGAAATATTCCTTTCGTCTTTCATATTGTCGTAATGCTGTTTTTATCTCTTCGTCTGTAAGAGTCATTTTCTATATTGTATATATAGTGAGATTATCTTTATATGGTTTCCGATGAAAACATTAATTGTCTGGGTATCATACTCATCAGTCTATATTCAGGTCTGTGGATGATGTATCTTTATCATCTCTACTAATCCGTAAGATACAATCCAAGAAATCTTTAAGTCCTCCATCAATATTCGCATCTTTACATAATGTCTCTTCTCTCAGACAATGTTCCATATTGATTCTCTTATCTTTATGAACGATACATAATGATTGATTTATAACCTCTGTGTGAAATACATCATCCTTCACCCCATCCCATACCTGAAAGTCTTCACAGACATCAATATGTTTAAATCCCTTTGTCTTTGAAAATAGTTCTTTCGTCATCATCATTGTTGATACATTCGGAAATCCTGTTAGGTCTTTATTATAAGACATCGCATAAGGTTTCTTTTTGTGTTCAGGAAAAGCGAAGATTAAATCAAGAGATGCTACTGAACCCTTTTTATGCTCTTTCATCATCCAACGACTATATATAAGATGATTCGGTTGATACATATCATCTGCCTCCATAAAACAGAATACATCTGTCTCACACGCATCAACCAGTCTATTACGCTTCTCGCCCATAGATAATGTCTCTTTATGTCGCATCACCTTCAACTTCGCTGGATATAACATTGCCTTACAATGATACTCATTATCAATAAAAGATTCATCACACTCACACTCATCTACGATAACTGTAATCTTATCCTGAGGATACTGTTGATGACGAATATTCATCAACCATAACGGTAAAAAATTATGAAGACCCTTGACAGCAGTCAAGATTGTTATACAATCAAGGTCATCGGACTTTATCTCTACTTTCTCATTGAACTCGGTGATATCTTCTATCGGTGATTCAAGTGTTCCAGAAGGCATTTATATTAAAAGAAGATTTTATTTTTGATTATAATTACGCACCCTCAATAATCATCAATCGCTTTCAAGAAATCTGTTGTCATAGCACCTAAATCTCTATTCCCTGAATGAGTTATCCATCCAGGAGTATCGTGTGCTATCAGACCTAAATCATCATCCATTACGATGGGAGATTTCACTACGGGCATCGGTGATTGATATAATGCTTTTCGTGTTCGTGGGTCATCTATCCCTGCTAACATCTGACGCACATTCCTCGCGACGATTGATGGATGTGGAGCATTCGCAGGGTCTTTCTTCGGTCTGCCTCTTCCTGGTTTCGGACCCTGAACTGGTAAGTCTCTCGCTCCATACTTACCTCGTGTAGAGACTTTCCCTGAGGATGTTCCTTTCGCTGAATCATCAGTAGCACCGAGTCTCGCACGGAGATTCCTCGCTAAATCACGAGTCCCTTTATTAGTATATGTCTTCTGACTCTTCTTCGTGACTTTCGGTGGTGCTGGTGGGAGATTGTCTGGTTTAACTTTATTTTTAGCACCCTTCGGTCGTCCTCTTTTTTTCTTCGGAGCGTCCATAGTTTTATAGTATGTGATATAAAATAATATCAATAAAAAAAATATCATCTGTATATATAATGACCGATTCAGAGGTGAAAATGAAAAAAAAAGATAAGATGAAAATACCGAAAGTCCCACAGATTCTTAAAGTGAAAGACTTGGAACCTGATAGTAGATTCGCAGAGATTCACGATAATTTACCAGATATGCCCTGTCTCGCTCTACTTATAGGAAGTGTCCGTAGCGGAAAAAGTAATCTACTTGTCAATTTCTTTTGTAATGAAAGTTTTTATAAAGGTATGTTTGATACAGTCAAGATTATCTCTACGACTCTCCATACTGATAATAAAGGTCAGTTATTGGAACAGTATTTTGACTGCGAAGACCACTACGATGACTATATGATTGAAGGTATAAAACAGGAACAGAGTTTATATCCCCGTGATGAAAGACCATCTTATGCTCTCGTGCTTGATGATATACTTACACAGGATTTCTCTAAAATGAATAATGTCTCTTACTTCGCCACACGATTCCGTCATTACATAGATTTTTATTGTATCGCCTGTCAGTCATTCAGAGCAGTGAGTGGTCTGATTCGTAATAATGCGAATGCTGTCTTCATCTGTCGTCAGCAGAATAGTAAGGAACTTTTTAAGATTGGGGAAGAATATGGAGATATGGTGGGAGGTATGGATAATTTTATGAGACTCTATCAGATGATACATAATAAACCTTATCAGATTATGTATCTTGATTTACAGAAGAACCCTGCTCGTGTATTGAGGAACTTTGAAGAAGTTCTCTGGGAAGGTAGTGAGAGTCAGGAACCAACAGAAAGTATGAAAAAACCAGTTGATGCGAAAAATATAAATGAGAGTGTATAAATGGATTTATTCACTGCTAATGTTTCAGCGAGGACTGCTGGTTCTCGTCGTAGGAATGAAGTGAGAGAATATAATGAATATATACAGAATCAAGTTGATGATAGAAAATCACGCGTAGAACAACTTGAAGATGATAGGATTCAAGAACAGGATTTAAATAAACTTACCTCTCAGGCAGAGGCGATTAAATCAGGAGTGACTGGTGCTATCAATGTCGGTGTCGCTAAATCAGATTTAACCGAATATTTAGCGAAATCTGGTAGTAAAGCACTTGATGTCGCGAAGACATCTGAGAGTGTTGGAGTCGCTATGGATGGATTACAAGAAGAGATGAATATGGGAAACGCGACACGAATGGAAGATATGACTGCGGAGGGTCAGGCATTAGCAAGAGGTGAAGGTGCTATCACACAAGGAACACGAGTCGCGACTGCTACGAAATTGATGGGTGGAGTCGGTCGGGCAGTAAAAGCGGGAGGGTCATATATGAATATAGGTCTCGCAGGATATGATGCTTTTCAGGATGTGAAACAGGGAAAAATTGTCGGTGATACTTGGGAGGCACAGACGAGTAATGTTCTTCAAATGGCGAGTGGAACACTTGACTTGATAGGACTTGCTACGGGACAACCAGAGATTATGGCACTCGGTGCGATAGCAGGAATCGGTTCTGCGGTATTCAATGAAGTTGGGGAAATGGATTCAGAGTCTAAAAGAGTTGAGGATACTAACGAACAATTCAAAGAAGATGAGGTAAAAATAAAAGAGGAGAAGCAGTCGCAGAAACTTGACCCTGCGTCATCCTATGGGGCATCCACATCTATTCAATCGCGAGTCCGTGGATAATCTATATAAAGTTTATACTCTATATATATGTATGTAAAGATAAAATGCCTCATAAGGATAAAGAGAAAGATAGAGAGTATCATAAAATGTATCAGAAGACATATAAAGGTATTAAGTCTCGCAGGACACGAGATTGGAAACGAAGAGGTATTATATTCCACGATTATAATTGGTTATACGATGTATATCTATCTCGCCATACTTGTGATTATTGTAATAAGGAGTTTAAAAATGATAAGGATAGATGTTTAGACCATAATCACTCTATCACAGATGATAGAAATGTGCGTGGTATTTTATGTAATGGATGTAATGTGAAAGATGTTTTAAAAAATAATTAAATTAAAATAAAATCTGTTTAAGATATATATAGAATGTCATCTGATAAAATAAACAATCGGGAAATACTGATATCACTGTCCGCAGAGATACAGACACTCACTGATGAAATGAAAATAATCAAAGAAGACATCTCCTATATCCGTCAGCAGATAGAAGACAATTGTCCTATTGTGCTTGACTCTGATGGGGATGAAAGTGATGAACCTGTCAAGAGTTGGTTCTGGTCTTCGTGATTAGAAATATCCAGCATATGGACCCGATGCCTCTTTCCAACCATTCACCTTTTTCATAGTCGTCGCTACTTGATTCAAATAGTCTGCTTCTTGAACCTTTTTCTTTTTCTCTGCTTTTCTCTTTTTTCTCATAGTTTCAAAATGAACTAATGTCGCTAATTGTGATTGCTCTAAATCCTCTCGGGTAATGTAAGATTGATTATTCATCTGTGGAGTCGCAGGTCTCGGTGCTGGTTCTGGTGAGACAGCGACTTTCTTTTTTAATGACTTGACTTCTTCTTCCAGCACCTGTGTTTCTAATGTCTCCTTTTCTTTAACCAGTGATTCTGTCATATCTGTCTTCTCTTTTTTCAACTGATTTATCTTATTCTTCTCCGCTGTAAGATACTTCCTTTTCGCCATCGCTTTCTCCCTCGCCTGTTTCAACATCTCTTTCTGATGGTCAG